AATAAGTATGGCATCAGTCTTTCAACACCACACCTAAACCACCAGCAACACCACCAGCAAGTAGTAATAATTGGTCTACAGACTTGCCTTGATAGAATAAAACAGCTCCTACTATAGCAGTCACTACCCAGATTAAGCCCCGTTTAGTTGAGGCTTCGTGCCATTGTATTTTCATAGACCTCTCGCAGGTTTGTAAACTTTAGCGTTGATCTGTACTTGAAAGCAAGCATTGTTACGTTTGTTAACTTCACGCTCTATTATAGGGTACGGTTGCCCTTGCAGCTCTTTCTGTACTTCTGGCATGAGGTCGTACCCAACTTCAGTAACGCCAATATCAATACCCAACTGCAGACCTAATGTAGTCTCAGAGCCACCTGTCTCAATCGTATGCAGGTTTCTTTCTTGACTAAACATATCCACACCGACAGGCGTTACTTTCCTACAGTGCGTAGGATCATGGTGGAAGTTCTCGTGTAAGTGATGAGGCACTACAATCTTTATAACGCCTTGGTCTTTTAGCACACGGTAGAACTCTTTCCATATGTTTAGGTAAGTTTTAGTATCTTGACCCAGATGTTCTAGCACGTGAGTTAGAGTAATTTCATCTACTGAGCTATCCTCAAAAGGCAAAGTCTTCTCTAAGTCTGCTACAACATCGGGCTTACAACGTGGGTCTTGATCTACATTAATGTAGCCTTCAAGTTGGTTATACCCACATCCAAGATTCAACTTCATATTAGTTAGATGGCGGTACAAAAGCATTTAGTTCTTGTTGGATCACATCTAACTGATCTTGTGTAGTTGCTGCAGTAATCTCAACATTAATTCTTTCATAACGTGTTTGAGCATCTGCGACTACTTGAGCATCGTAGTGCGTATTAGGGTTACCATCAGTTTCAGTTTGCGCTTCATAAGCTACAACTTGGTTGAACTGGCCTGAGTTCTGACCCTTCATATTAGACTTACGGCTATCAATAGAGATGTTATAAACTGTCCATACGATCTCAACAGGGTCTTTAGTGCAATCATAGACTGGACCATTTAAGCCTTGTTGGTAAGGTATAGTAGTAGGAATAATCTCAATAGCATACTTCCAACCATCTTGACCTACTGGCACTGGAGGAACAGTATCCCAACATTGGCCCATTTCGCCGTTTACCACCTGAACATATAATTGTGTCATTTTTGTTTCCTTTGTTTGTTGAATTTGTTTTAAGTTGTAAGTGCGTATGTTTGTTCATACCCTGCTGAAACTAAATACCACGTAGTAAGAGAACCTACTTGTTTAGGAGATGAGTAGTTGCCTGTACCGTTTAGACCTAACTGCCCATAAATACCTGACCCCCAAGACCATAAAGTACCATCAGTTTTAACGGCTAAGGAAAAATCACGTCCGCATTCCGGTTTAAGCCAGTTTGTAAGCGACCCTACTTGTACAGGGCTAGTCCTGTACGTGGTATTACCTAAACCTAATTGCCCTAAAGCATTTTTCCCCCAAGACCAAAGGGTTCCGTCAGTTTTAGTAGCTATGGAGTATAAATCCCCCGCTGATATATTTGACCATGTTGTAAGTGCGCCTACTTGTTTAGGGCTTGAGTAGACAGTTAGATTACCTAGACCTAAATTTCCATAATTGTTTAGGCCCCAAGACCAAAGCGTACCGTCAGTTTTAGTTGCTAGAGTAAAGAAATACCCCCCTGCTATATTAAGCCAAGTTGTAAGAGCACCTACTTGTTTGGGGCTTGAATAGTTAGTTGTATTACCTAGACCCAACTGCCCACTACTGTTTCTACCCCAAGACCAAAGGGTTCCATCGGTTTTAGTGGCTAAGGTATAGTTTACCCCCCCGGCTATATTGAGCCATGTAGTTAATGCACCTACTTGGTTTGGAGAGGATTTATAAGTACCAGCACCGGATGTACCTAGCCCTAACTGCCCATTGCCATTGTTTCCCCAAGACCATAGAGTACCGTCTGTTTTAGTTGCTATGGTGTGGTAAGACCCCCCTGCTATTTTAGACCAAGTTGTAAGTGCACCTACTTGTTTAGGGCTTGAGTAACCTGTTGTATTACCTAGACCTAACTGCCCATCAGTATTTCTACCCCAAGACCAAAGAGTGCCATCAGTTTTAGTAGCTACGCCGAACAGGTATCCAGCTGATATTTTAAGCCAAGTTGTAAGTGCGCCTACTTGTTTAGGGCTTGAGTAATAAGTTGTATTACCTAAACCTAACTGCCCAAAACTATTGATGCCCCAGCTATATAGCCTATGTGTTTCTATAGGCGTTACACTATTACTCGCACTACTAGCTGGACCTGTACCGCCACCAGTAACTGCTTTGATAACAAAGGTATATGCTGTTCCATTAGTTAGCCCTGACACCGTTATAGGTGAAGAAGAACCTGACCCTACAATACTTCCGGGAGTTGAGGTCGCCGTATATGTTAGAGCCCCATAGCCGTTATCACTAGGAGGTGTGAGAGTTACTGTTGCTGAAGCTACCCCAGCCGTTGCTGTTCCTACAGTTGGAGCCAAAGGAAGTCCGGGCCACATTGTATTTTTCTTAAAGTACCCAGCTTGTTCCAATGTCCATATGCCCGGTGCTGAGCTTGTCGTAGGTGGTGTCACCGTAGCCTTTATAATTCCACCGGGATATTTAGTGCTCATAGTCTCTCTAGCCTCCACTGAATCTTATCAAAAGGCGCTTGCCACTCGCCAAATATTTCTTGTCTTATTAAAGTCATACTGTCGTAGTATGGGGTTGCTTCGCCTTCTAGTGCATATAGGAAGTAAGGCATAATCGGTGTCACCACCCAAGTGTCAATTCCCATAGCTGCAGCCAAATGGCTTACAGACGTACAACTACTTATAACCAAATCACAACTTGCTACAGCAGCTCTAGTGTCTTCCCAACTATTTAGTGGTACTTGCTTAACCCACATCGGAGTAGCCTCTACACCAGCATCTCTTTGCAGACTTATAAACTCGTATTCATCACTCTTAACAGCATCAAACATCAACTGGTAAGGAAACGCTTTATGGTGCTCATGTTCAAACTGAGTAGAGCCTTGCCATCTTAGACCAATGCGTTTCTTTCTTCCCTTTATTGTAACAGGTTTAGCTATATAAGGTGCACCACTAATATCTTCTAATTCAAAGCCTAACGGTACTATAGCACTCATACCAGCAACCCAAAAGTCATGATAGATACCAAACACCGCTTCGTGCTGAATAACGCTAGATACACCCTCTACATTAACGAATAAAGACGCTAACTGACCAGAGCAAGCCACGATGACTTTACAGCCCTTCTCAGCGATATATTTTGCATATCTTACTTGGTGTATTTGATCGCCTAGACCACCTTCAAGATTTAACAGTACAATCCCTTTAGTCTTGCCATCCCACTGTGGTGTAGGTACATCTGGTTGTTTATTGCCAAAGACTCCAGCAACACGACCCCTATCTAATAACTGATAGCCTTTTTGAATCTGACCTTGTCTTAAGAGATACCAACCACGATTATAAGCAGCTCTATTGTTACTTGGTTCTGTAGCCTCTAACTTCTGCGCTATGCGCCAGCCTTCAGCAAAATCACCTGTAGTAGATGCAGCTAGTTGAAGGTCTAAGTCATGTAAGTCAGGCATAGTTCTAGGCGTCTCTAACCAAAACTCAGGCTGACAAAACGAACCGTAATAAGAACCTAGCACATCTTTTGGGTGCTCATTGTGTTGCCTTTCAAGAACAGGTTTCACATCATGCATACCTTTAGTACCATGCAACTGCTCATCATCCTCAGCTACAGTAGAACCGTCAATAGCATTAAAGTCGTATTCAAAATCAGGTAATTCTAAAAAGTCATGTATGCGTTGTAGTTGCTCTTTAGGATTAGAAATTAAGTCATCATACTCAACAAACAAGAAATTATCAGGTGCTGCTAAGTAACCGTTCTGTAGCGATATGTACGCAGCCTTTAAGTGATCCATCAACTGCCCAGACTCCATAAACTCATCTAAGTCTTCAGGCTTGGCAATACGCACAAACGATGCCGCACAATCAGGTACAGAACGAACAGTGGCAATAATCTTTGGTTGATGCCCTAATACTTGAGCCATAGCAGACATAATCTGTGCAATAGGCCAGCCACGAGACTTATCAATAATAACGGGTTTATCTACATCTTCATAAAAGGCATCAATCGCACCACGCATAGTTTGCGCTAACTTCTTACGCTCTGGGTCATTTTCATTTAGTAAACCAGCAGAATGCCAAGTATTCGCAAGTCCATCAAGAGCATGAACTAAGCCTGATGTAGTAGATACATTAGTCTGTGAATTTTGGTTAAGTATAGCTGCAAGTACCGTAGAACCTGAACGTGGCACACCTGATAGGAAATGTAGAGTCTTTTTCATATACTGATCTCGTTAGTGTTTTTACAAGGGTATATAGTATACATTAAATTAATGAGAAGTTATTGCGGTAAAAAAATATGCACCACCCTTTACCTTAGACCAAGTTGTTAATGCGCCAACCTGCTTAGGGCTTGAGTAGTTGGTTGTATTGCCTAGCCCTAATTGACCAAGATTATTACTTCCCCAAGACCAAAGAGTGCCATCGGTTTTAGTGGCTAAAGATTGACCCTGCCCTCCTGCTATTGTAGACCAAGTTGTAAGTGCGCCTACTTGTTTAGGGCTTGAGTAGTAAGTTGTATTACCTAAACCTAACTGCCCAAAACTATTATTTCCCCAAGACCATAGAGTACCGTCTGTTTTAGTTGCTATAGCACAGTATTCTCCGCACGTTATATTTGACCAAGTTGTTAATGCACCTACTTGTACGGGACTTGAACGGGCAGTTGTATTACCTAAACCTAACTGCCCATTACTATTACGCCCCCAAGACCAAAGAGTACCATCTGTTTTAGTTGCTAAGTTAAAGTTGTAGCCGCCTGATGATATTTTAAGCCAAGTAGTTAATGCCCCTACCTGCTTAGGGCTAGAGTAGTAAGTTATATTACCTAGACCTAACTGTCCATTGCCATTAGCCCCCCAAGACCAAAGAGTGCCATCGGTTTTAGTGGCTAAAACATGATATTGACCTGCGCCAATATTTAACCAAGTTGTAAGTGCTCCTACTTGTTTAGGAGAAGAATAGCTAGTTGTATTATTTAAACCTAACTGCCCGTTGTTGTTATACCCCCAAGACCAAAGAGTACCGTCAGTTTTAACAGCTAAACTATTATATCTCCCACAAGTTATATTTAACCAAGTTGTAAGAGCTCCTACTTGTTTTGGACTTGAATAGTTATTTGTATTACCTAGACCTAATTGCCCAAAACTAAGACCACGCCCCCAAGACCAAAGAGTACCGTCTGTTTTAGTTGCTATAGTGTGGAGAGACCCACAAGCAATATTAGACCAAGTTATAAGGGCGCCTACTTGTACAGGACTAGAACGGGTGGTTGTATCACCTAGACCCAGTTGCCCATATGAATTAGCCCCCCAAGACCAAAGTCCGGGCAGACCTGTCCAAGTTCCCGCAGCTACGGCTTGCATTTGACTCTGTGGGGTCCACATGCCTGAATATTGTACGTATGGATAAATTACTGGCATTGTATTTTCCTAATATTTGAGGGCTATGGAGAACTCGTTACTTGCTGACACTACAGTCCATTTTGTAAGAGTGCCCACTTGTTTAGGGCTTGAGTAGTCAGCTGTATTGCCTAGACCTAATTTCCCATTAGCCCCCAACCCCCATGACCAAAGAGTTCCATCTGTTTTTGTAGCTAGGGCGTGATATACGCCATTAGATATAGTAGTCCAAGTAGTAAGTGCACCTACTTGTTTAGGGCTAGAGTAGTTAGTTGTATTGCCTAGACCTAAGTACCCCCCAACATTACTTCCCCAAGCCCAAAGAGTTCCATCTGTTTTAGTGGCTAGAGAAAAATTACTGCCTCCACATGCTGTTTTAGACCAAGTAGTAAGTGCGCCTACTTGTTTAGGGCTTGAGTAGTCAGCTGTATTGCCTAGACCTAATTTCCCATTAGCCCCCAACCCCCATGACCAAAGAGTTCCATCTGTTTTAATAGCTATAGAATAATATGTACCCCCTGCTATATTTGACCATGTTGTAAGTGCGCCTACTTGCTTAGGACTTGAATAGTTAGAGATATTACCTATACCTAACGCCCCACCAGTACCCCTCCCCCAAGACCATAGTGTTCCATCTGTTTTAGTTGCTAACGTGTGATTATATCCACAGGCAATATTTAGCCAAGTTGTAAGAGCCCCTACTTGTACAGGGCTGGAACGATTAGTTACGTTACCTAAACCTAACTGCCCTTGAGTGTTCTGACCCCAAGACCAAAGAGTACCATTAGTTTTAATTGCTACAGAATAATAATATCCAGCCGCTATGTTCAACCAAGTAGTAAGTGCACCTACTTGTTTAGGGCTAGAGTAGCCAGTTGTATTACCTAGACCTAATTGCCCGAAATTGCTCTTACCCCATGTCCAAAGAGTTCCGTCTGTTTTAGTTGCTAAAGAATGAATGCCCCCTGCTTGGATTTTAGACCAAGTGGTTAGTGCCCCTACTTGTGTAGGACTACTGCGGTTAGTTATATCACCTACGCCTAATTGACCATTAGTATTAAGCCCCCAAGACCAAAGCTCATAGGTATACGTTGGTGATCCGGGAGCAACCAAAGGGTTAAAGAGCCCTGCTTGTATGAACCCTGCTAAATATCTTTGCGACATTTCAGCCTCCTTATGTTATCTCTTCCCACGAAGCTGTTACCACCAACGCAGTAGCTGTACCTGCAGTAGCACCTATAGACTTGTCTTCAAGCAAATAGAATGATGTGGTCTTGTCAGTTACGATCAATGAAGCATAAGCTGGTACTGAAATGGTTGAAGCTATTGGAAATGCTGTACCACCTAGAGCCGCTGCGCTATACACGTTAATAGTGATGTTAGCTGCTGAAGCAGAGGTGTTAGCCACAACAATAGAGTCTATTTTATAGACCTTGCTACTTGCAGCCGCATTACTCACTAGAGAAGTTGCAGAGGTTGTAGTTAGTGAAGTTGTACTGGTGTTACCATTAATTATGGTAACATTAACTATATTTGGGTTTGCCATTGTTGTTCCTTAAAAGCCAAAAATCATAGCCATAGCAATGGCTTTACCTGTTGTTATACCACTAGCCGCTGGGGCGGTAGACGCCCAAGTCGTGCCGTTACTTGTTAAAACATTACCTGAAGTGCCAACTGCTGTTAGTCCTGTACCACCTGAACCCACTACTAAAGTAGTGCTTAACCCCGCCGCTGTACCTGAAGTGTTTTGATTCAGTGTTGGGAAGTCTGCCGCTATGGCAATGGTTAGCGCCCCAGTTGCTGTAGTACTTTTTAGTATGCCTGTAGTTAACGCAGAGGTTCCTAAGCTGTAGTCCGTACCAGAAGTAGCCGCAGATATAGCTGTACCATCGCCTTTAAGAACCCCAGTAATAGAAGTAGATAAAGTCAACGCAGGAGTAGCACCGCCTGAAGAAGTGCCAGCAAACCCATTAGCAGAAACAACAGAGACCGCTGTAACTGTACCAACAGTATTAGCGATCAAAGAAGGATTAGAGCCATCAGTAGAGAGAATCTTAGTGCTGTTTCCAGTTTGATCTGGTAATAAAGCAGGGACAGGAGCTGTACAAAATACACGTTTAGATACAGAGGTAAATACAACTAAGGCATTAGCATTGCTTGATTCAAGAACGGTAGAGCGTGTCAGCGTTCCAGTGCCTACAGTACCATAGCCTACTTCCCAATTTCCTAAGCCATCATCTATAGTGTAATAGACTATGTTACCGTTACTAAAAGCTGAATTAAATGTCCTATAGCCCGTTAATGCCCCTGCAAGGGTCAGTGTTCCCGTCCCCGCAGTTATGGATGATTCTAATACTCGATCAGCTAGTAAAGGCATTTATATACCTACAGACTAATTTAAAATTAAAACAGCAGTTGTGGTTGTAGCCGCTGGGAATATAACTGAGAAGTCCCCATTAGTAGAAGTAAAGTCTCCACCAAAGTTAAATACCGCTACAGCTTTATTGCTGCTTGAAGTGTCATATATTAGAGCCCCTGCAGCTGTAAACGTAGCTGTAGTCCAAGTAACGTCATCAAAGTCAATAAATGCAATCGCACCTGATAGTGTTATACCGAGATTAGTTAAAGTCTCGCCCCCAGTCGTATAGCCTGTACCAGAGTTTGAAACTTCACCTGTCGCTGTATATGCAGTAGTAGTAGAGTCTAAACTAGCCGCTGAAGTGTATAGTGCTATTTTAAATGTGTTACCGCCAACCGCTTTAAAGTTGTGTTCTGCGCCTAATAGTTCACTTTTGAACGTGCTACAAATTGCCTGTGTGATAGCCATTGCTATTCTTCCTCTTCAATAACTTCCTCAACCACTTCTGGCTCAGGGTTTGTAATTACGATAGCTACGCTGTTTAGCATAACCTTTGCTTGTTCACTCATTCCACTCATATTAAACTACCTTATCTCTTACTTGGGTTACACGATACGTATCAATGCGATCTTTGCCATCACCTAATTGTTTAAGAAGAGCCATAGCCTCTTGATACTTTTGTTGGTAAGCCTGAATCAAATCTGGTTCACCCTTCATGTATATGTAAGCCTCGACCAAAGAACCCCACAATAATACGTTAGGGAAGTTAGTACCTAGCCAACTTGTACCTGCGTCTACTATAGACTGCGGATACGCATAATAGTGCATCTCAACCGAATACTCGTCATCAGGAGTAGGTCCTAATATAAAGGAAGCATTATCAAAAATACCATAGTATTGAGGCACTCCAGAAACACCCGGATAAGGATAAGCTTCTCTTATGTACTCAACATCTTTCTGGTATAAGTAGTTTTGGGTGGTTTGAGGTATTAGGTCTATTACAGTCGTGGTGTACACAGACAAAGCAAATACTGACAGGAAGTCAGGAGGGAGAGCTACATAAGGAAAATTGGCTGTTGTTACGCCCGTAACATTAGTACGAAATGCAGGTAACTGCACAGAGTTATTAACCAAGGTCTCTGCGTTTTGTACAAAGTTAGGTATGTTAGCTACAAAAGTAGCCTCTGTGACTTCAGTATACTGCTGTATCGCCGTACTAAGTTGTGCGTATGTAAAACTCATTATTAGCCCATTTTACTAGAAGCCATAGTGCCTTTAATAGCAGCACCAGTACCACGTACTTTAATAGTCTTTTTATTGTCTATCTTAACAGGGTAGCCGTTGCCTACAGGAGTAGGTACAGATTTAACACCCTTGTATTCAGCAGACCCTTCGATATGTTGCTTAGCCATTATTATACCCTTTGTATTGATTGAAATGGATGGTATTTTGCTTTACCTAATTCCCGAGCCCTTTGCGCAGCTTCTATGTTAGAAAAATACCCTAAGCTTATTTGCGACCCCTCGACCATAATTTGAGCTCGCCACGGGTTTTTCTTGCTATTACTACGCCTTACCCCTACATATCCTGTACTATTTGTAACATACATTTGTAGGTTCTGTTGGTTATCTTTAGCTCCATTTGGAGCTAACCGCAAGTTACTAAGTTTATTATCGCTGCGCTCTCCGTTAATATGGTCTATATCACATGCAGGGAATTCCCCGTACCCCCATAACCATACTAACCTATGTGCTAAATATTTAACCCCATCCACTTTTATTTGCCAGTAATTACTTCTGGGGTTCTTACATCCGGCAATCGAGCCCACTCCTTTTGTACCCTGCCGAGAAACTTTCCATGTAAACTGCCCATAATCTAAGTCATACTCCAGTAGATAGCAAAGGCGCTCCTTGGTTAGCATTATCTACCTCTTCCAGTACTCTTTTGGTTGAGGGTTCTTGCCATGTTACGACCCATCTTTTTAGCGTCCATAGATGTAATACCACCTTTCTTAAGACCCTTCATAGATTTCTGTTTGTCGTGCTTAGCGTCTTTCGGGCTCTTTTCCCAATCTGACATAGACATTTTGTTCTTTTTTGCTAATTTTTTGTCTTCTTTAACATCTTTAGAAGAACCTTCAAACTGTGCCATATTATACCTCAATTAATTCTAATAAACACGCTATTCAACGTGGTGTTGATGGTCTGTGTTGCCACAGGGTTAAAAGCAAATAGGCCCCTAGAGGCGTTTAAATTTGTATCTGGTCTTGGGTTACGTAAAGCCTGTGGATCATTTGCTACCTTTTGAGCACCTATTATACCTACCCAATTTTGTGGGTGGTCGCCACCAACTTTGTCCATACATTCTGGACACACCCGCATGTTTATGCGTTTACCTACAATAACATAAGTACGTAGCTTCTTTAAAGGATATCTAAAACTGCACCTATCACAGAACCCGAATGACCGTTTCTCACCAGCAAAAGGAGTACCCACTTACCAGCCCCCGCCGCCTACGCTACCTATGTTAGGAACAAATCTAAAAGACACTCGTTGACGATCTTCATCAGCCGCCAGTTCAAAAGCCTCTTCATAGAGTTGTTTAAGCATAGGGATTTTACTTTCTGCTTCAGGTGTTTTAAGGGCTAAGTTATAAGCCAGCCCAGCAGTCATAGCTTCTAAGAATCTAAAAGGGATATCAAGCGTATTCACGCCGCCTTGTCCTGCGTCTTGCATTCTACGTAAGCGCCAATAGACCAATGTGTACCCAGTCTGACTAGGTAGAGGCCATATCTTAGCTGTAGGTGTAGGAGACTGTCTATCAACAAAAATCTGTATAGGACGTCCTTGAACTAACTTGTTTGGTATTGTTGCGTAAGTAGAGATACTTATACGCGCTATTTGAAGATCAACTTGGTTAGCAGTACTGCCGGGGTTCTGGCGTATTACAGTCTCTATTAAGTCAATAGTGTCATCAGGCAAATCATAAGTACCTACCCCTACTAACAGAGGGAACTCGCCTTGTTCAATAGTCCATAAATTAAGCCCCTTATTAGCCCAAGAAGCCAACAAGTAATTTAAAGACCTTCTAGCTGTTCTAAACTGATAACCTGTGCGGATTTCTACACCTACACGCTCGTAGGCTTCTTCCATTATCTCAGCTATATCTGGATTGAATGTAGTAAGGCCGGAAGTGCTCATAGATGGCTACCTTTGTTGTGGTCGTTGTACGGGCATCGAAGTTGGATTGCCCTGAATTTGTAAGCCTTGTTGAGGCATGTATTGAGATAAGCTAGGGGGTTGCCCTTGTAGAGGTGTTTGCATTTGAGTTACTGGCTGCCCACCTATACCAGCATCACTACCGCTATTATCAAACCCCATATTAGTACTTGGTGATCCGCCCCACACATCAGGGCTAGGGGTATTTTGTACTGGGGGTACATTTGGAGTAAGTGGTTGGTTAGGTTGCCCTTGCTGTGGGTAATCCATCAATCCTTGGTTAGGGGAGGCATAGTTATTGTATGCACTTTGAGTATTAAACTGTGGAACAGGATTCGCTTGCCCTAACTGTGTAGCTTGTGGACCTCCAAACCCTTGACCAATAATACCGCCATCTGCGTAACCTTGTCCTCCCCCAGCCATTAGCGCATTGCTCCTCTAGTATGACCCTTAGT